TTGAGATAGAAATCGAGCCATTATGATGTAGATACATTCAGCACATTTGCGGATTCATCAACACAAGCATCAAGTTTATCTGTAGTGGCCTTAACGGCCTGAATAGCAATCCTTATATCGTCTATGTCTGCTTTCATAAGAGCTATATCGTCCTGCATAGTTGCTATAACGCCACTATCAGCCACTGTGACACTAGACAATTGAGTTACAGTATTGTTGCACTTCAATTCCCCATCGTCGTTCAAAACCTTATTTAGTACTTCACCGCCTGTAAATTTGTATAAATTTGCCATTATTATTTCCTAATTGTTTTAATTTTTAAAAAGGGACCCACCCGAAGATGGGCCCCTAACCTTATATTGAGTTATTACCCCTCAAATTTCAGTTTATGACTTGATTACGCCTGCGCTTTCAAGAGCAGAGATAATTGCATTGATCTTATCTTTCAATAAGTCCATTTTTGTCTCCGCTGCAGCTAGATCAGCAAGTGTTCCTGCTGCTGCTGCATCTGCAATCGCGTCCTGTGCGTCAACCATTCCGTCAAGTTTGGCATCAGCTTTGTTTGATCCGTATAAAGGATTACCCATTGTTCATACCTCCTGTTTAACTGTTGACTGAAGACACTTTCTTCCAGATAGCGTGAGATTCGGGCATACTGAATTCCATACCAGCTTCGGTAAGAATTTGGTCAACCCGACGGTCAACACCACTGTTTTCAAGTGTCTGTACACCTACATAAATGGAGGTGTCGCGATTAAGGCCATTACCTACGAGAGGTCGATAAGCGACATGCTTTAGATCGACTCCCATCATAGATACATTAGTGCCATCCAAGTGAATGTTTCTCATCAGATTCATTCCACCATAAGGTGTAGAAATCTGTGTCACATCAAGACCAAGAACTTTCTTGCGACCAGTTACTGCAAGGTCGGCCCGAAATTGGCTATCTATGCCGATGTTATTAGAGAAATAACCACCCAGCTTATGTAACCAGTTGTATACTTCTGTTGAACAGAAGAATACTGTACCAGAACTAGCTGAGTAGCGAGGATCTAACAGTGCAGACATATCATCAAGGAAGTTATCTGCGTGCTTGTCAGTCGCCCATTCAAAAGCATTACCGTGGCTTAAAACCCAATCAACTGCACCTTGTGTAGTGCGGTAAGTAGAGTTTTGAGATCCAAATAGGAGTGATTGCTCAATATCCCATTTATGCTCGATAAGCTTCTCTTTCCAGATACGTGCCCACTCATTGCCTTCAAACTTTAATGACGTTGCACGATCAGTGTTAGTCATCGACATTGTAGTTTTGAAGATTTGAGTTTGTCCGTAGCTAGTTGAGAAAGGTTGGTCTTTCCAAGTCTCTGGATAACCAGTTCCTTTTTCAAACACAGAACCAACAACATAACACTTATATGGTGCTAATGCTTCCTCACTTTGAGTCGCTGCGGCAGTATCACTGTCAGCTACGCTCATTCCAGCTGGTTCACCCATGTAGAAGCTACCTGCGTCAACACTTTTAACTACCTTACCTGTTACATTAACGTAATTTCCAGAATCTGCTACACTGGATATCTTTATAACTTGGTAGTCAGAAACTAACTTATCATTAGATGCGTTTGAAGCTGTTGCTACAGGAACTTTAATTAACTGATCAACCATGAAAAATTCTGGCTTAGTACCAGCTCCCCCAGATTGATAAGTTGTATCTTGGCCATACACATTAGTCTTATTGCCTGCACTAGCATAGTCAGTACCAAATTGACCATACCATGTATCTTCTGCAGCATCTTGCGAATTTGCATTTGTAGAACAATCAGTGGCAAAACTGCTACCATGATGTGCTAAATAAGCATAACGCTTATGCCATGAGCCACGTCTCTCAGTAAATTTAAACTGAGGGTCATCCGTGGGTTTTTTCGCTAGTTTACTTACTAAACGAAAGAATGGATCTTGGGACACAGCGAGCTCCGATACACGACTTCCAAAGTCGTATTTTCTACGAAGATCACCAGTGTTAGGATCAGATCCATCATACCCGCTAGGGGCACCAGGGGCTGCACCATCAGTAAAAGTACCGATATTAGAGCCCGATGAATATAGAATGTCTTCTGGCATTCCAAACTCCTTTCTTTAAGTTCGGAATAGCGCCAAATAAGGCCTATCCGAACAGGTTATTTAAATCAGGATCCAGGGAAAGTATGTTATCAAATACAGAATCATCTGCAGATTTAACTACCTTTCCTGGGCTGTTCACTCCACTGGCGCTTGTTGGCATATTTCGGACATTTTTCATCTGATTCAGCATATCTTGCTTAGTAGCATTTGCTGTGTTTTTTGCCGCTTTATCACGATTAACGAGATAATAAATATCATCAATAGTCATTTTCCGACCTTTGGCATCAGCCATCATGCCGTCAAAATCATCTTGACTCATGTCCATTTTCTCTCTGAATTCATTCTCCTGCTTTGATCGCTGTGCCTTTGCTTGCATAGCTTGCGCGTTCTGACGTTCACCTTGAAGCATTTGCCCAACTCTTTGTTGAACTATGCCGTCTACATGAGCATTCATTACTTTTGCAGAATCTGAATCAGGATCTGATACAGCTTCACTGGCGTCAAACATAAAGTTTTCATCAAGATTTAACTTATCCTGAATCGTCTTTGTTGGTTCACCGCCATTAACCAGATAGTCTCGAACGTGGTCAACAAGCCCACTATCATTTTTCATTGCTTCAAGAACAGGAACAAAAGGTTCCAGGTCTTTCAGCTCATCCTTAAGTTTCACAGCTTCCCGACTTGAATCGGAATACCGCTTCTTATAAGGATTATCGTCGTTGTCCCACGTGTTAGAGCCACCGCTTTCTGTAGAGTGAGTTACCTGTTCGGGGTCACTCGCGACTTGATGGGTTACCTCAGTGGTATCGTCAAGGATTCCTCCATTGACTGATTTATCAAGTGCTTCAAAAAAATCATCACCTTCTGAGCCTGTTCCTTCAGGTAGACTGTCAAATGATTCAAAGTCATTTAACGGTTTTTCCTGAACTTCAGGGTTACTTTCAGTGTTTTCGGAAGAAGCTACCATACTTAATCTCCTAAGTTAGTTGTATATTATTCTTTTTTATTGGCGTTTGCCAAATTGTTTCGTGTTTTCTGTAACTCAAGGTCCATCTTGTCCTTAACGGCATCAGCTTCATTGGACATTACATTCCTTAGGAGCTTCTGCTTACCTTCAGTTTCAGTGTATTGCTTATCTGTCTTAGACTTCGCCTGTTCTTTGTGTTTTGTGATTTCCATCTCAGCCTGCATTACTTTACCTTTAATGCCTGCCTGTACTAATTGTCTCTCAAGCGTTTCAATCGTTCCTTCCTTATCTTTCAAGACTTCGTCCATCTGCTCGATCTGACCGCGCATCTGAGCATATAAGCTCTTACGCTTTGCAATTTGTTCTTTATCTTTAATATCTGTTTCAGCAAGGACGGCAAGATCATCTACAATGCCTAGTTGCATCATATCCTTCAATTCCGATAGGTATGCCCACCTATTTATAGGCAATGTAGAACCAGAAACCACTCGTACATCAAATTTAGCAGTCTCATAGTCCATGCTCTTGCCGATAGCCTCACCCATATCGTTATAAAGGGGTACATTTAGTTCAACCTCTTTCTCTTGCTGTAACGCACTGGGTTGAACGATTCTAAATCTTTTGTTAGCAGTGTATACATTTTGAGAGAATTGCATTACAACCTTACCTAGTTGCCTAAGCGCAGGTTCAATGCTATGTTTCATCCATTGTTTAATTCTCCTGGTACCATACTCGTCTAGCGCAAGCATACCACGAAATGTCTCATGCTGTTGTTGAGTATCCCCCTGCATACTTGAATAAATACCAGCTAAATATTCCATATCCTGTTTACCTTCTTGAACAATGCCGAAAAATGCATTAGATAGAGGAGCTGGTAATATGGGAGTAGGAGCTTCCGATCCAACGCGCTTCGGAAGTAATGCGCCTGGTGCGGATGAATATTTTTCCCACACTTCTTCATCAATAGCGCCTTCATCATATAACCATCTAAGCGACGAACCCAATGATGCATTATGCACCATAATTTGATGACTTTTGTTTATTTCTCTCTGTTTTCCGATTAGTGGGGAAACTGCAGATATGGGAAATGGTGTCCCTGTCCATTTATAATGGAATGGAACAATGGGATACTCAGTTACATTATCTGGTAAGACCTTTTCATACAAGAACTGATCACCCGCTACGCAACTTTGCTTTATGCGAGTACCCTTAAATGGAATGCTCTCTATCACATTTTTAGCAAAATTCTCATCTTCCATTATGATTTTAAACTCTTTCTCGCTAATAACTTGGTTCTCAATCTTAGACGCTTCCTGCTGTAACTTGCTCATGCACTCCTGGCTAAATCCTTGAAGTTGAGCATCCATCTGCTCCTTTGCCTTTGTCAGTTCGAGTTGCATTCTTTCTGGTAGCATCTTACCTGCTTGTACTTGTTCTTGCATAGATGCTTCTTGCTCTCGAAACTGCACCTCAAGTTCCTGTTGCATCTCCTTTACCATTACATCACATTGCTTCTTCATCTCACTTAATTCTTTTTTAGTGGGAGGCATGCGGTAAAATACATTTACATATGGAACTTTGATCTTTTCGTACATTTCAAAAAACTCAACCATGTCATCCTGAGTCCCATCAGACCTAACTGTCATAGTATTATTATTATCTTTCGGACTAAATAGAGATTGGTCATTATCCCACATTGCTCTCTGGGAGTAATCATCATTAGTTTGCACTGTACTAGACCTCTTGATCTTTATTTTATAATCTGGAAATAGTTTCTCAAGATGATTTTTGGGAAGAACTTTCTTAATTATGACATAAGCAGCATCTCTGAATAGCATGTCTCTGCTTTTCGGATCTGGATATACATCAAAAGGATCTGGTTGTTTTAGAGTGACCTCACCCATTCCGTTATCCATATCAGGATCTACATCAACCAATACATAACCTACTGATTTGGTAATTGAATCATTAATAGCATTTGCATACAAGGTGCCCCCATCCGATAAGTGCCATATATAGTCTGCAATATCAGAAAATACCGCAGCTACACCAGAATCACTCCCTTCGACGCCTATTGCTTGCCACCTGGGGCTATTTGCTGTTGCATAAAAATTTAACATTTCGACTACAGGTAAGATCCTGTTAATCGTGAATGTGGGCATACCTTGCTCTTCAAGAGATGTCTTTTCTTTTTCCGATAATTGAGCATCATTGGAAAATTCATACCCAACTGTATTGACCCTCTCCCACTGCTGTCTTTCATATATGTCAGCACCCTGGTTAAATATTTCTCTTATTATATCTGCTTTTTTCTTCCTAGCCATAGCTATACCTATATCATGTTAAATGCTTTTAATACAATGGGGATAAGAAAACTCACCACAATCGCAATAGTATAAACCTTAGCTTCACTTTTTTCAAGTTCTACTATTCTTCCATTTTGAACAGAAAGATGATTCTCTATTTTTTCCACCCTCTTATAAATTGTGATCTGTCGCTCATTAAGTTTTGTTAAGTATTTCAATACTTCTTCTCTATGTTCAGAAACTTTCATTTACCATTCCCATTCATTCGTGACATAATTCCATCCATACGAGATAATTGTTTTTCAATGTCACCCATCGCTTCAATCATCGCCTCGTGTCTACGGTCTCTAACCGCATCAGATTCATTCCATCTCGATATTAGTTTAATAATCATACCTTCCATATTCTCTATTGTCTCAGATTGACCACGATTCTCTATTTCAAGATTCCTGAGTGACTCTTGCTGAGATTCGGACTTCTTTGACATTGATACTACTAGATAGACGAACATCACACCTACTACGCCAATCATCCCTGCTTCGCCATATACCGCCATAAAATCCATTATTCATTTTACCTTGTAATTTGGTTGCCATATTTCGTAATAATCATCAAACTGCACCGACTGCCACATAGCCCATTGATATAAGTTTCCGAGCATATCTTCTACCCACTCACTCATTGGACTATTAAACCAGAGCAGTCTATCTGCATTATGACCGATATGATAGAACAGTATTGATAGCATCCTTCTCATTCCGATGATTTATTACTAATTTTCATAGTTAATCCGTGTTTTTCATGCTATTGCGCAAGTTTGCGTTACGCAATGTTGCATAACAAGGTTGATATTCCGCTTATCAACCTTATAGAGTTGTGTAACAAAATGTAGCATAATTCGCACATTTTAAACGGATAGCCACACTACCCATTTACTTATTTTTCTTCTTTCCCCAACTAAGAGGATTGATATTAAATTCTTTTTCATAGAAGTTCACTTTCTCTTCAAGCTGGTCTCGTTGTATCTTTTCTTCCACCATATGTTTGTCCAGTAAATCCCCAATCTTAACATCAGCCGTGACCATCGCTTCTTCAAGCTGTCCAAGCCGAGACTCGATACGCCAATACCCGTAAACAAGCATAGCGACCAAAACAAGTAACTGCCCCAACCACTTGAGGTTAATGCTAACCACAGCGTTATCATCAACCACAGTCCCCCGATAACTTCGAGCAGTTTTGGGCTGTTCATTCACGTATGTATGTGTAACTAACTTGATAATTGTACATTGTACTTACACATTTCAACATACTTTTCGGGGATTGTAATCGAGTAATATTATTCTTCTTCAAAAGTAGCTTTTAATCCATCTTCAAAGGCTTTCAAACCAAACCGCATTTGAACCAAGTTAAATTCGGCTCTACCAATCTTATTCATCAAATCATCTCTATGCTGAATCATTGTCTTTTGTTCATCGGTTAATGCGTTCAACTCTTCTTGATTGTACTCTTTATCGAACAGCTTGTATGTCGGTTCTTTTTCTTTTTTCGACATTGTAACTCCTTGTTTAGTGTGAATCAACCCATGCTTTCTTTTCTATTGTTGCTTCGGGTTGAATAATTACTTGTTCTGCATCTTTTGCTTCAACTGCCGCTGATACAAGTCTGCTTTCTGTCACAGCTTCATATTCTTCCATCAAAGGTATCTTGTGCATTACAGGATTACCATCATCATCTTTCTTCGGCTGTCCGTTAGCGTGATACAAAGGAACTTCTTCGTATTGCGGTTCTTCTGTTTTATTAGTAACAGTTTCAGTCACTTCCTTTTCAATGTACTTACCGCTTGAGTTTTTCTCAATCACGGTACTGGTGACTTCTTCTTCAACTTCAGTAACCACCACTTTCTGTCGCTCTCCAGCAGGAGAAACTTCCACATCTTCATAGACTGCATCTTTAGCTTCTACCGCAGGAATCTCTTTTGAGACTTCAGCGTTCTTTGCTCCAGCAGATACCCATGCTTCAAATGATTCTAAAGCAGACTTGCCTTCAAGTTGTGGCACTACTGCCTCGATGTATTGTTTGCGGAGTATCTCCGCTTTTAATGTATCAGACTTCGCATCAAGATAATCCTGTGCATCAGCATCCTTTGGCATATCTCCATGCCACTTGTAATCTTTGCCATCATATCCGATAGTAAAATAGACTGTCTTGTTATCTTCGTTATCTCTTGAATTTTGTATTGAAATTGCCATAA